GACTATAGAGCCTTTACGGATTGCTACAGTTCTCTCTGTATCTAAGAAAACTTTCTTCGATTCCTCTGGTATCGGTTTTACCTTGCGATACCCAGAGGTGGCAGAATTCGTACAGGTGGCGGACATTTTCGAGAGTGTTGAATTGTTTTAAGGAAAGGAATGCTTGTTGGCGTATTGCCATACGTTCATCACGATATCTTAAGTCATTCATCCGTCTCTTGTTCCTTCTCCATTCTGTCAATGGCTGTAGACATCTTATCAAATAAGGTTTCCGTACCTTGAATATTGTCTAGATGTGCAATAATACCACCTAATTCTCTTACAACGTAAGGTTTTTCTACTCTTGCTGCAAAAGCAAGTGCGTCACGAAGATGGACTTCTGCCTTCTTGAGACTTTCTGATGTTTGTTCTGATAATGCCATTAGTCTTTCTTAATTGAGTTCCAATCGTCTTGGAATAATTGCAATCCCTTATCGGTTAGAATGTGGTTATACATTTTACCAAATATGGCAGGAGGCATGGTAACAACGTCTGCTCCTACTGAGAAACAATCTGCAACATCCTTTACATTCCTAAGTGATGCAGCAAGAACTTGTGTCCTTGATAGCTGTTCTCTATATAGTTTCGCAATATCTCCAACTAGACCTAGACCATCGAATGAATTATCATCAACTCTTCCCACAAATGGTGAAATATATGTAGCTCCTGCTTTTGCTGCTAAAATTGCCTGTGCAAGTGAGAAACATAGTGTTACGTTTACAGTAAATCCATCACTTGTAAGTAATTTACACGCTTTTAGACCTTCTACTGTCAATGGAACTTTGATAGTCACGTTCTTCAAGTTTTTGAACGCTTGTGCCTGTTCCATCATATCAATGTGATTATCTGCAACCACCTCTGCTGATATGGATTCAAAGAATGGGAACTCGCCCGCTATCTTTTTAATTGTCTCTACTGGATCTCCACCACTTTTGAGTATTAGTGATGGATTTGTTGTCACACCGTCTATGAGACCTGTTTTATTAAATTTAAAAATGTCTTCAAATACGGCAGTATCAAGAAAGATTTTCATTGTTTGATTTTTTGTTCGCTTTTTTAATAAGTTTGGCGTAGAGTACGTCTTCTCTAGTATAAAGGGTCGGAAACTTTTTTGCAACTTTTATTAATCTTTTTGCTGTTTTTCTCTGGGATTCAACACACATGTATCTTTTTTTCGTATCATTACTTTACTATTTAACACAGGAGATAAGTAAAAATACGCACTGGACTCCGAAGGTAAAGATTTTCTTAACTTTCTAACCACTAAAAGTTGTTTTTCAAGTAGGGTCATTTAGCCTTTGTTTCTATCAGTTTCGCAGTTTCTATTTCATCACTTTCATCTGCATTTGTGTGATGAGTGACTTCCTTAAGTGTCTTGAGATACTCTATAACGTGTTCTCTGATCTCCATAAGTTCATTAAAACAGTTTTGGTTATGAGCACAACCACGGAGGTCGGGATCTGGTTTGTAAACTGATTCAGTAAAGAGGTCTAATGCTCTTTGATATCTTGAGGCGTCGGATTCTTCCTTACCTATTGAGTTTTGATCGTGCATCTTTAATAATCTGTGGTGTTGGTTTTTCGGTACAGTATTTATCGGCACCTGTAACTAACTTGATCTGTTCTATCGCTAACCATTGGTTTTCTACTTCATTGGCAAGATATAAGATTTTTTTATTTTGCAACTCCGTCTGTTCTAAAAGATAAGCAATAGTATCTGCTAGCGTTTGTTTATTACCATTAGCATCCTTTAAGTAAATAGAATAACTGGTTTTAAATTTACGAACTAGTGATATCCTTAGTATAAGGTATAAAACAATATTGGTTAGTATAACATATATCATTTTTTAGATTTGATTGCTCCCCATGTCAACTGGAGAAGTCCTTGGATGGTTGCTAAGAACGGAAATGGTCTACTTGAACCAATTTCGTCAAAAACATCCATATTTAACTTAAAAGCATAGTTTGCTTCGTTGATAATCAATTCACCATCAGACCAAGTGATAGGAAGATTATCTAAAGCTGTTCTATATCTGTTTTTAAAGTTGCCTGGATTGGGTATTCCTTCAAATTCATAAAAGGCAAGTCCTTCTCCATTCAGATTCATTGATTTATTTGCAATATTCTTCAATATTTGACCACCAGACAAGTCACCGAGATAACGTGTATAGTGATGTCCTACTAAGAACTTAGCATTGATCTTTTTGACTCTCTTGACGTAATTTTTACAGGCATCTGTAGGAGAAAT